ACTGGATCCGCCAAGGCGGCTGGGAAGACATGCTGTCGGACGAAGAACCGCTGACCGCCGTCGGCCGGCGAATCACCCTGCTCTTGGACAAAGCCAGCAGTCTGACGAAAGACGAACTCAACGAACTGGACCGACTGACCACCGTTCGCGAGCGGCTGTTAAAGCAAGCCGTAAAACCGTCGATGGCGCCGATCGGGGAATCTACGAGTGAGCCCCAGGAACGGCGCCAAGGCCAGCGTGGTGAGCGTTCCGGTCGTGGGGAGAGCAGAGGGAAGAAACGCGAAAAGAAAGCCAAGAACGACATCAGTGAGCTGACCGAAGTCGACTTCCTGGATAAGTTCATCTCCAAGATGTACCGCTATCAGCAGGAACTGTTTAAGGCCAAACGGAACCCCCTCACCTGCCGGATCCGAAACATCCTGAAAAGCCGCCAAGTCGGTCTGACCTACTACTTCGCCGGCGAAGCGTTCATGGATGCGGTGCTTACTGGCGACAACCAGGTATTCCTATCGGCCAGCCGTTCACAGTCCGAGATTTTCCGCAGCTACATCATTCAGTTTGCCAAGCAGTGGTTTGACATCGAGCTGACCGGCAACCCGATCACGCTCAGCAACGGAGCCGAACTGCGCTTCCTCAGTACCAACAGCAGCACCGCCCAGGGCTACCACGGGCACGTCTATGTCGATGAATATTTCTGGATCCGCGACTTCGAGAAGCTCAGCACCGTGGCCAGCGCAATGGGCACCCACAAGAAGTGGCGCAAAACCTACTTCTCGACGCCCAGCGCTGTGTCGCACCAGGCGTATCCGTTCTGGTCGGGTGAAGAGTTCCGCAACAGCAAACGCGGCAAGAAGGCTGGCGGCACCTGGCCCACCGAGGCGTCCTACACCCAGGGCGCGCTGTGTCCCGATGGCCAATGGCGCAAGACCATTACCTTGGATGACGCCATCGCCGGCGGCTGCGATCTGTTCGACTTGGAACAGCTGCAGCTGGAGTACGACGAAGACAAATTCCAACAGCTGTTCTACTGCAAATTCATCGACAGCAGCCAGAGCGCGTTCGGGCTCAAGGACTTGGAGCGCTGCTACTCCGACCTGTCGTTGTGGGAGGACTACAACCCAGAACTGGATAGACCTTTCGGCAACAGCCCGGTGTGGCTTGGCTACGATCCGAGCCGCACCCGCGACGACGCCACCTGCGTGGTGGTCGCCCCGCCACTGGAACCCGGGGCGAAGTTCCGCATTCTGGAAAAGCACAGCTGGCGGGGACACTCGTTCACCTACCAAGCCGCCCAGGTCAAAAAGCTCACCGAGCGTTTCAACGTGCAACACATCGGGATCGACATCACCGGCGTGGGCTATGGCGTGTTCGACCTGGTGCGCGACTTCTACGCGAAGGCCACGCCGATCCACTACAGCCTGGAGACCAAAAACACGCTGGTACTCAAGGCCCAAGACACGATCCAGGGCAGTCGCATCGAGTGGGACGCCGGCTGGACCGATATCGCCCAGGCATTCCTGACCATCAAACGCGGCACCACCACCAGCGGCCAAGTCACCTACAGCGCTTCGCGAACCGACGCCACCGGCCACGCCGACATCGCCTGGGCCGTCATGCACGCCCTGGCCAATGAACCCCTCAATACCAACAAGCGGCGCCGTAGCCGCTACGTCACGAGCGGAAACAATGCCCAAGCCACAACGCAGAAAGCCCCAAGCCAGCCAGCAGGAACGACAGCAGCCACAGCCCATGCGGGCGTTCACCTTTGGGGAACCCGAACAGGTGCTGTCCGGCAACATCGGCGAGTACCTAGGGGTATTTCTCAGCGACGACGGCGAAATCTACAAACCGCCAGTATCACGGGCGGGCCTAGCCAAGCTGTTGCGCGCCAACGCGCACCACGGCGCCATCCCCAAGTTCAAACGCAACCTGCTGTTGCGTGAGTTCATCCCGTCCGAGGGCTGCAGCACGCAGACCATGGGCCGGGCGAGTCTGGATTACATGGTGTTCGGCGAGGCCTATTTCTATCGCGACACCAACGCCTTCGGCGATGTGCTGGAGATGCAGCACCTGCCAGCGATCAACATGCGGGTCAAAGTCGACGGTGGGTTCCGGATGCTGCTGCCAGAGAGCAGATACATGGACTTCGACCGGGACGAGATCGAACACGTTCTGGACTACGACGTAGAACAAAACATCTACGGTGTGCCCGATTACCTGGGCGGCCTGCAGGCGCTGTTGCTCAACGAAGCCGCAACCCTATTCCGCCGGCGCTATTACAGCAACGGTGCGCACGCGGGCTACATCTTTTACACCAACGACCCAGACCTTACCGAGGAAGACGAAGAGAACCTGCGCGCCCAGATCAGCGCAAGTAAGGGCGTGGGCAACTTCCGTTCGATGTTCGTCAACATTCCTAACGGCAAAGAGAACGCGATCCAGATCATCCCCGTGGGTGACTTCCAGGCCAAGGACGAGTTGGAAAAGGTGAAGAACATCACCCGCAATGACGTGATTGCCGCCTGGCGCATGAACCCAGCTCTAGCCGGGATCATCCCCGAAAACAACGGCGGCTTTGGGGACATCGAGAAAATTGATCGCGTGTACACCAGCAACGAGATCCGACCGATATGTCAGTTGTTCAACCAACTGAATGACACGCTTAGAGATGGAAGGCGTTTTAGCTGGAAAAATACACGAGAAGCAGTTGATACAACTGCATGAAAAACACTATAGAGAGAATACCACTGCAACCTGTGGCAGTATTGTGGCAATCATCTGGCCCTGGGGAGGACATAATGAGAGTTGTATGCAACTGCGGACACAAAGGTCGGATCGCTTCTCGGGAAGAGGTAACCAGAGCATTTGTAAAACTGTACTGCCAGTGCTTGGACGCAAAGTGTGGGCACACGTGGGTGGCGAATCTGACGTTCTCCCACACGCTCAGTCCGTCGTCTCAGACGTTTGAGCGGATGTTGATCGATCGCCTGCGCGAAATGCCCAGGGCGAAGCAACAGGAGCTTTTCGAACAGCTGGGATCGCAGGCGGTTGCATAGCAGTAAACCGCCAACGCACGAGCGTCGGCGACTATTCCATTTGACTTGTTACTTCGAGTAGTACGGTTGGGGACTATCCCCGCCCTCAAACGGAACCGGATGCTCCGCTAGCAAATTAGCGAGGCGCTGAACTTGCTTCTGATCCTCATCACTCAACTGTCGGTAGATGTCGATCAAATGACTTTCAACGTTCGTGGGTACAGGTCGCTCGCTCCTTAAAGCGTCCCTATCGACAAGGACGTCGTTTGTTTCATTCAACATGCTACTGCTCCATAAAGTGCATTGTTGAATCGAAGTTAGGGAGCGCACGCAGCTTGTGAATCAGAAAGATCTGATTCGTAAACGGTTATTTCTTGTTTTTTGCAGCATCGTCAGCCATGGCTTGAAGGAAACGCCGAATCGCTTTTTGGTCGTCTTCGGAAATGCTCCGAAATTGTTTGATAAGGCAGTCCTCAACTGCATCCAGAGCATTCTCAGCTAGCGTTGTACGTTCTCCGGTAAGGATGTAGGGAACATCAAAGCCAAAGCGGGTCGAAACGTTGCTCAGATAAGACGCTGTCGCATCGCTGGTGCCAGCTTCGTAGTTCGCTTGGGTACGCTTTGCAACACCGATCGCATCTGCAATTTCTGCCTGAGTCAACGCGCATCGTTTGCGCTCTTCCTGCAGTCGGGAACCAATCTCTTCGGAAAGATGCAAAATCATTCATCCCATATCTTTACAAATGCATCAAAGTGCATCAATCTGCATTTCACACCACATGAAATTGCATGGATTTGCACTATGCCGAAGACAAGCATCAGCGAGCAAGCTCGCGAACAAGCGCGTGAAGCATTGGAGAAGCGCGGTCAATCCGCGAAGGACTTTGCTCTTTTACACAACCTGAGTCCCAGCACTGTTTACGCGGTGCTGAGTGGACAGAGCCAATGTCGCCGTGGGGAGGCACACCGAGCCGCCGTTTTACTGGGCGTCAAACACGGTGTGATTGAACAGTAATGGCAGGGGCCCACAGGGAAAAGTAGAAGATGAAAAGCTCGATCCTAGACACCCGTAAAGAAGTCATGAGCGAGATCATTCGCAGCTATACCGGCGGACGCGAAGCCGCTGCAGCGCGTTTGGGTCTGAAGCTCAAAAAATTCGACAACCATGCCTACGAAAACGCCGGCTCCAGTCCTCTCAGTGATGCACAAATTTTCATGCTTGAGCAGGACTGTGGAACCCACCATTTCCCCAACTACGTCGCGTCGATGTATGGCGGGCTGTTTGTGCCGGTGGCTGATCCTGAAACCCTGGACAACGTCGAGCTGTACGCACGATCCGTGCAGGTTTCAGCAAAGCGGGGCTGTGTTGACCAGGCTATTGCCAAGGCTCTTGAGGACGGTTCGATCAGCGATGAAGAAGCCGAGTTGATCATGGACGCTCACAATCTCCACGTTGCGGCAAGGCACGCAGAAGTGCTGGCTGCCATCGCTCTTTACCGCGCAGGGAAAGCCCAATGAACAATCTGCCTGCAGTACTGGAATATCAGGACATGCTCAAAGCCGCGGCGTCGCTGTTCCTTGAGCGTCACCAGTGCGAACACCTGAGCAACGATCAGCAACTGATCAAACGCGCCGTGCAGCATCTGGTGTCGGACTTTGACGTACTCACCCCGACAGCCGAAAAGTTGGTTCACCTGGCCTACAGCGATTTATCTGCAGCCAGCGGTCGCCAGCGCCTGGACGTGCTGACCAGCACGCCGACACACACCGTTATCACCGACACGAGCACCGGTGAGGTTTGGGCCATTCCCGTCAGTCTGATCTTTGACTGCATTCTCAACGCACCGGACAACGGGCGTTTCCGCGTATCCACTCCGTAACACCTAACCAATAAATCCCCGATCCCCCATTCCCGTGGGTTTGGGTGAGCTGCGCCCGAAATTGAGGTTTGACGATGGAAAACGCCATGAACATCAACGCAAAACTGACGCCGGATCAGGCCGAAGCGCTCTTGGCCAACCTGCGGGAGCAGTACCGTCTCAGCCTCAATGAACTTTGGTACGCAGACCAATACCGTCTTATCCCGGACGGCCTACGCCACGGATCCATCCTCGCCAACTGCCCTGTGATGACTGCTCAGAAACATCTGATCGGCGCCCTCACTCAGAGCCTCGGCCTCCGCCTGAAAGCAGTGAAATAACCATGAGAGACGATCTGCGTCATGAAGTTCTGCAGCGCCTTGAATCCGACTACGGCCTGAAACACCGCACCGGTACCAATTACATGCGCGGCGGCGAATGCCCTCAGTGCCACAAGCGTGAACTGTATTCCCGCCACGACAAGCCATGGCTAGTGATCTGCGGTCGCTCGGAAAAGTGCGGCCACACCATGCACGTCAAGGAGATCTACGACGACCTGTTCGAAGATTGGAGCAAACGCGCACCGGCAACTGACAACGCTCCAACAGCTACAGCCCGCGCTTATTTAGAGTTCGGCCGCGGCTTCGACATTGGGCTGATCACTGGTTGGTTCACCCAGGAAACCTATTACTCTGCCCAGCACAACGCCGGTAGCGCGACCGTGCGGTTCGCTTTGGAGAAAGGCGGCTACTGGGAACGTCTGATCGATAAGCCAACGCGCTTCGGCAAGATGAAAGCGCGGTTCGCACCAGGTGACAGCTATCGCGGCGTTTGGTGGTGCCCGCCGTGCGTGGACGTGCTCGAGGCGAAGGAAATCTGGATCGTCGAAGGCATCTTCGATGCGATCGCCCTGGTGCACCACAACATCGCCGCCGTGTCGGCAATGTCCTCTAACGCCTTCCCGGCAGATTCCCTGCAGGCGCTTGTGGCAGCTCGCCCAGGCAATCTGCCAAAGCTGGTCTGGGCCCTGGATAACGAACCCGGTGCACACGCCTACACAAAGCGCTGGGTCCGCATGGCCCGCGAATTGGGCTTCACATGTGAAGCTGCGCAAATTCCCCAGCGGGACGGCCGCAAGGTTGACTGGAATGATTTGCACCAGCGCTGGCAGTTCCTGGACGAAGGCGAGAAGCGGGACGCCCAGCACGACAAGGACATCACTATCGCTCGTCACCACGGCGCCCTGCTGATCGCTGAGAGCGCCACCGAGAAAGCCCTAGTGATGTTCGACTGGAAACGTCGCAGCGAATTCCACCTGGAGTTCGGCAACCGTCTGTACTGGTTCAAGCTCGATCTGGAGAAGTACAACAAGGCAATCCAAGAGCTCGAGGATAGCGATCACCACGACGACCAGCTGCTGAACAACAAGCAGATGAGGGCCAAAGCCATGCAGCAGTGCGGCGCGCTGCAACGCATTGCTACCTGCAACCCCAAAGCCCTGTACTACCAAGAGAACAAGCTCACCGATGAGTCCTGGTATTACTTCCGGATCACGTTTGCCCACGATGCAGCGCCGATCAAGAACACCTTCACCAGCTCCCAGATCGCCTCATCTGCAGAGTTCAAGAAGCGCCTGCTCGGCATTGCCCCGGGCGGGATGTTCACCGGTACCACCCAGCAGTTGGACGCGTTCATTGAGGAACAAACCGACGCGTTGAAGACCGTGCAGACCATCGACTTCACTGGCTACACCCGTGAGCACGGGGCGTACGTCTATGGCGACGTGGCGGTGCGTGACGGCAAGGTGTTCAAGTTGAACGAGGAAGACTTCTTCGACATGGACCGGCTGAGCATCAAGACCCTTAGCCAATCGGTCACCCTGAATCTGAATACCGACCTGCAGAAGTTCGACACCGAGTGGCTGGACATCATCTGGGAATGCTTCGGTGCCAAAGGCTTGGTCGCGCTCGCCTTCTGGTTCGGTTCATTGTTCGCCGAACAGATCCGCCAGCACCAGAAAAGCTATCCCTTCATGGAAATCATCGGTGAACCAGGTGCCGGTAAGTCCACGCTGATCGAGTTCCTATGGAAGCTGTGCGGGCGTATCGACTACGAGGGGTTCGACCCAACCAAGGGCACCCCAGTTGCTCGAGCACGTAACTTTGCCCAGGTCGGCAATCTGCCGGTGGTCCTGATCGAATCAGAGCGGGAAAAAACTGATGGCAGCCAAACCAAGCAATACGACTGGGATGAACTGAAAACCGCCTACAACGGCCGAAGTGTCCGTTCCACTGGTGTGAAGAACAACGGCAACGACACTCGCGAGCCTCCTTTCCGTGGCGCCGTGGTCATTGGTCAGAACCACGCTGTTAATGCCTCCGAACCTATTCTGCAACGCCTGGTGCACATCGCCATGACGAAGGACGGTCAGACGCCGGCAACTAAGTTGTTGGTGGAAAAGCTCGAGCGTATGCCGGTCGACCGCGTCAGCGGGTTCTTGGTCAAGTCCACCACGATGGAAAGCCTAGTGATGGAGACCGTCCGCGAAAAGGGGCCCAAGTACGAACAGCAGCTGCTGACCCTGCCCGAGATTCGCACCGTCCGGATCGCGAAAAATCACGCCCAGTTGCACGCCCTGGTCGACGCCCTGGTGCACGTTGTCCCGTTGAAAAAACACCAGGTGGAAGCGGCTCACTCCGAAATTCGGAACATGGCCAAGGATCGCCAACTGGCGATCAATGCTGATCACCCGATCGTCGTCGAATTCTGGGAGCTATATGAGTACCTGAACAGCGCTGCCGGCGGACTCAATCACTCCCGCAATGACGGACTGATCGCAGTGAACCTTAACGACTTCGCCAAGGAAGCCGCAGAGAAACGCCAGAAAGTCCCGGACCTGACCGAACTCAAGCGCCACTTGAAAACTAGCAAGTGCCCGAAGTTCGTAGAGACCAACAGAAACGTCTGTTCGGCTTGGGATACCGATGCCGCCGACAAAGCCAAAACCGTCCGGTGCTGGATTTTCCAGGCCGGCTAAAACCACCAAGGGAGCGACCCTATGAAAACGCTGTTCGTACTGATGGCCCAATACAACGGGCAAGTCGTGATTCCTCTAGACCGTGTATGTAAGGACTACTTCACCCACCTCACCACAGACATGTTCCAACGTAAGGTGGGGGCCGGACAAATCAAAATCCCCATTACCCGCATGGAGCCGAGTCAAAAAAGCGCGAAAGGCATTCACATTACTGACCTTTCTGAATATCTCGATGCGCAGCGAGCTGCAGCCGTCAAAGAGAGTAACCAGCTAAACAGTGCGCCACGCGGCAGCTGACTACTTCAAGGTCCTGGCGCCCAATTTAACGGGCGCCTTTAAGACTTTCTCCAACCACTTCCATTTTGCATAAATGTCGCCGCGACCTCGTAGATGGGTATAGCGACGCATCGAATTCCAATCCCTGTGCCCTGAAACGCTAGCGACTCTGGGAATATCCCAATCCATTTCGAACAGCCGGCTGACGCCTTCGTGGCGCAAATCGTGAAAGTGCAGATCCTTAATGCCCAGGATCTTGCAGGCCCTCGTCCAAGACGTCGACACGGACTCAGCACTGTAGGGGAAGATCTCAGGCAACACCTTCGGCATTGTCTGGAGTATCGCCCATGCCTCTGGCGGCAAATGACACCAGACGTTGTTGCCTATCTTTTGGCCTGGGTTCTTCATGTCACGAACCAGAACGCGCTGACCAGCTTCGTCCAGATCGTCCCACTGGATCCGCGTAATCTCTTCTTGCCTTCGCGTGGAAAACAACGCAAAGCCGGTCATCTTGAGCATGTTGATAGAAGTCGGGCGACGGGTTTGGATACTCCGAAAGTGCGTCAGGAGTTTGTCCAACTCATCCAGGGTAGGACGGCGATCGCGTTCCCGACTTTTCATGTTGTAGCCGAGCTTCTTCAGCACCTTTCGGGCGTCCGCCATTGCGTGAGGATCAACCTCATACCCCCATGCAGGCCGGGCAATCGAAAGCACTGCACCGAGATGGGCAAGATCATTACCGGCCGTCTGAGGTTGGACACTTCCGCCCTCTTTGCCCAAGCGCCACAGGGCATACTCCACCAACTGCTGACTGTTGATGTCCTGGTCGTTGAGTTTGCCCAGGTACGACTCGCTGATAGCCTTGAGCGTTGCCAGTTTGGTTTTGCCCAATGGGCGGACTTTTTCCATTTCGACCAGGTAACGGTCGATCATTTCCTTGACCGTGGCGCCTTGGCGGTTGGCCCGTTCAATGGCGCCTGGCTGGTCCAGTTCAGTCTCACGCTTTCGAACCCAAGCCTGGGCGGCCTGTTTTCGGGCGAAGGTCTGGCTCTCTTGGTAAACTTGCGCTCCATCGCGAAACAGGCGTATCTGTGCCGTGTAACTGATGCTGCCGTCGGTGCGTTTCCGTGCTCTGATCGTGGCCATAGTCAACTGGTACAATTTGAAAAGTGGTTGGTACATTGTACCAACCACCCTCAGAAAACGCCTATTTACCCCCTGAAATCGGCTTAGAACACGTAGAGCAAAATGGTACACAAATCAGCTACATACCCAACAAACACCGGCTCTACGCTGTCTAGACGGTTCTCCGTTGCGCCCATGATGGATTGGACCGACCGTCACTGCCGCTTCTTCCTGCGCCTGCTGTCGAAAAACGCCCTGCTCTACACCGAAATGGTCACCACCGGTGCCCTGCTCAACGGTGATCACGAGCGTTTCCTGCGGCACAACGAAGCCGAACACCCGCTGGCCCTGCAACTCGGCGGCAGTGTGCCGCTGGACCTGGCCGCGTGTGCGCGCATGGCGCAGGAGCATGGTTACGACGAGGTGAACCTGAATGTCGGCTGCCCGAGTGATCGGGTGCAGAACAATATGATCGGCGCGTGCCTGATGGGGCATCCGCAGTTGGTGGCCGATTGTG